CGCATGGGCATTGACATCGCCAAGAGCAAGCAGCAGTCCGCTGCCCAAAACCAAAGGAAAGGCCCCCGTAACCAATGATCTCCGAATTCGCACGCGTATTGCGCGAAAAATTACGCACCGACATGAACAACTACGCCGATGACTTGGCGGGTGGGGCATGCCGCTCTTTCGACGATTACCAAAAACTCTGTGGTGTGATTCAAGGCCTAGCTACCGCAGAGCGTCACCTCCTCGACCTTGTAGAGAAAGTAGAGCAATCAGATGAGTGAAATCATTCTGCCTCCGGGCATTACACTGCCCAAACACATCCAACCGATCGACGCCCCCGAGGCCGATGCGGACAACGAAACCAAAGCGTCAGCGCTGCCTATCCCGACCGGATACAAGCTGCTGTGCGTCGTGCCCGAGGTCGATGAAAAGATCGCCGGTACGAGCCTCGACCTCGTTCGAGATGCTGCGACCATGCGAGCGGAAGAACATGCCACCACGGTGCTGTTCGTGCTGCGGGTCGGACCAGACGCGTACAAAGACCCTGCCAAGTTCCCGTCGGGCGCATGGTGCAAAGAGGGTGATTTTGTGCTCGTGCGCACCTACACAGGTACGCGTTTTAAGGTGTTTGGTAAGGAGTTCAGGGTTCTGAACGACGACCAAATTGAGTGTGTTGTGCAAGACCCACGCGGCTATACCCGCGCATAAGGAGCAGAAATGAGTGAATACAAATTCCCAGACGAACTGGACGACGACAAAAACGTCGATCTGGAAGTCTCAACTGACGGCGATGTCGAGATTGAGATCGTCGACGACACCCCTGAGAAAGACCGGGGCCGCAAACCCTTGGACCGTGACGTGGCTGACCCCACGGACGACGAGATCGAGAGCTACTCCGACGGCGTCAAAAAGCGCATCAAGGAGCTGACTCACGCACGTCACGACGAGCGCCGGGCCAAAGAAGCACTGCTGCGCGAGAAGCAAGAGCTGGAGCGCCTCGCCCAACACATGGTGTCGGAGAACAACCGACTCAAGCAGTACGTCAACTCGGGCACGGAGCAGTACGCTGCATCCCAGCTGTCACTGGCCGAGACTGAGGTGGAGAAAGCCAAGCGTCAGCTCAAGGAAGCGACAGAGGCATTTGACACGGACGGCGTTGTCGCGGCACAAGATGCCCTGATGGATGCCAAGATCAAGTTCCAAGCTGCAAAAAATTTCCGCCACACCCCTTTACAGGTGGAGGAAACTGATGTACAAACTCAGCAAACGCAAGTATCACGTCAAGAACTGGACGACAAGACTGTTCGCTGGCAGGCAAAAAACCAGTGGTTCGGTTCGGCGGGATACGAGGAAGTCACCAGCTTTGCACTAGGGCTGCACCAAAAACTAGTCAACTCCGGGGTTGATCCCCGCTCTGACGAATACTTCGAGCGCATTGATGCTCGCATGAAGTCCACGTTCCCCGAAGTTTTCGGTGGTTCTGACGACAAGCCAAAATCCGGCGACAGCTCCAAGCGACCTACCTCGGTTGTGGCTCCGGCGACTCGTTCGACTGGTGCACGCAAAGTCCAGTTGACTCCCACGCAGGTTGCGTTGGCGAAAAAATATGGATTAACCCCGCAGCAATACGCTGCTGAAGTAGCAAAACTGGAGAAATCGAATGGCTGAAACAATTAACCGGAACCCTCGTGCTCTTGAGGCACGCGACAAAACGACTCGTTATGTGTATACACCTGCGAGTGCACTGCCTGATCCAACCCCTGAACCCGGTATGGTGTATCGCTGGATTGCGACTCACGTACTTGGCGAAGCACAAAACACGAACGTGTCTACCAAGATGCGTGAAGGTTGGGAACCGGTCAAAGCAGTCGACCATCCCGAGCTTATGCTTGAGGGTAATGCGAAAACTGGCAACGTCGAACTCGGCGGTCTCATGCTCTGCAAGATGCCCCGTGAACGTGCGCAAGCCCGTGATGAGTATTACGCCAAACAAGCGCAAGCCCAGATGGAATCTGTTGATAACAGCTTCATGCGAAACAATGACTCGCGGATGCCACTGTTTGCGGAACGTAAGTCCACAACCAGTCGCGGAAGCGGTTTTGGTTCTGGTTCAAAGTAACAAGGAGTCCTTAAATGGCAACTACAGCTTCTCCCTACGGTCTGAAACCCGTAAACCGTATCGACGGCATGGCATATGCTGGCGCTACTTCTCAGTTTCTGATCGACCCCGCTGGCGAAGCGACTAACCTGTTTTACGGTCAAGTCGTTATCATCGGTGCCGACGGTTACATTGCTCTGTCAACAGCCACTGGCGCTGACTTGACTACCAACAACCTTGGTGGTTCTGGTCTGGGTGCTATCGGCGTGTTCGTCGGTTGCTCTTACATCAACGCTCAAGGCCAGCAAATCTACGGTCAGTACTACCCCTCCGGCACAACCGGCGTGGTGACTGCATACGTGGTGACTGACGACAGCGTGACTTTCCAAGCTCAACTGGACGGCGCTGCTGACCAGTCCGATCTCGGTGCAAACACTTTCTTCGCCGCCGTTCAGAGCACCAGCACTGGTTCTACCCAGACTGGCAACTCGACCAGCGCGTTGGAGTCCACCACTCAGACCGCCGCTGCCGCGTTCAAAATCATCGGCTTTGCATCCCCTGTGACTGACGCTTACCCAGACGTTCTGGTGAAGTTCAATCCGGGCGCACACGTCTTCTCTAACGCCACCGGCATCTAAGGAGTAACTCACCATGGCTATTTCACGCGCACAACTGCTCAAAGAGCTGCTCCCCGGTCTGAACGCCTTGTTCGGTTTGGAATACGCACGCTACGGCGAGCAACACAAAGAAATCTACGAAACAGAGAAATCTGAGCGTAGCTTCGAAGAAGAAACCAAGCTGTCCGGTTTTGGCGCTGCTCCTGTCAAGAACGAAGGCTCCGCCATCGCTTATGACAACGCGCAGGAAGCCTTCACTGCACGCTACACCCACGAAACCATCGCTTTGGGCTTCTCCATCACTGAAGAAGCTGTGGAAGACAACCTGTACGACAGTCTGTCTGCCCGCTACACCAAGGCTCTGGCTCGCGGTATGGCTTACACCAAGCAAGTTAAAGCTGCTTCGGTGTTGAACACTGGCTTTGCTGGCACCGCTCTGGGCGGCGACGGCGTGTCTTTGTTCGGTAACAACTCCAGCGGCACTCGCGTTGGTCATCCTTTGGTTGGCGGTGGTGTGAACTACAACAGCCCAACCACTGGCGTTGACTTGAACGAGACATCGTTGGAAAACGCTACCATCCAGATCGCTGCTTGGACTGATGAACGTGGTCTGTTGATCGCTGCCAAACCAGTCAAGTTGATTATCCCTCCATCACTGATGTTCGTTGCCAAGCGCTTGCTGGACACCGAACTGCGTGTTGGCACTGCTGACAACGACATCAACGCGTTGAAGCAGATGGGCACGATCTCTGGTGGTTACACCGTCAACAACTTCTTGACCGACAACAACGCTTGGTTCCTGACCACAGACGTTCCAAACGGCCTGAAGCACTTCGAGCGTACTGCTCTGTCCACTTCCATGGATGGAGACTTCGACACCGGCAACGTCCGTTACAAGGCTCGTGAGCGTTATTCCTTTGGCTGGTCTGACCCATTGGGTATGTGGGGCTCTTCGGGTTCGTCCTGATAGCTTTTCCGTGCGGTCGCTTGGCTCACAGCCAAGAAGGACGGCGGTTTTGAAAAGGGGCCTTGTGCCCCTTTTTCTTTTGGTGTATATTGCCCCAACTCCCGGACTTTCCGGTGTATCTGACGGCTCCGGGCCGACGTCATGCAGACAGATACGCCTTAACCGCATGAGGAAAAAATCATGGCAAGCACTACCTTCTCCGGCCCAGTCACATCGACAAACGGCTTCATTGGCACTGTTACCGGCGCTGTTACGGGCAACGTCATCGGCAACGTCACGGGCACTGTTACAGGCAACGTGGCTGCCACAGCCGGATATATTCAGCTCCGCACAGCCACCAGCGCACAAATTGCCGCCATTGCCAACGCCGTGAACACCACAGGCAAGGCCGCTGGCACGATTGTTTTTGACACCACTCTGGGCACCCTGAAGATCGCTACCGGCGCTTTGGCTGCCAGCACTTGGGTTAACGCTGACGGCACTACTGCTGTTACTCCTTCCTAATCAACCCAAGGGGGCCGAAGCCCCTGTTTTAAAGGAGATTGATTATGACGATGCAGACAGACGTCCTAGCTGGCACGCTCATTGAGAGCGGGTTCATCTACAAGCAACGCACACGCGTCAAAGGCGTGTCGGTCAAGGGTGACGGCGCAACCGCTGGCGTTTTGAACATTTTTGACACATTAACGGCTCCCGTTTCGGCAACTTACGCCCGGACCGGAGATTTGGTCACGGTCACAAAGAACGCGCACGGTCTGCAGACCGGTGACACGGTCGGCTTGGCGTTTGCTGCGGCTTCTGGAACCGCTGCCACGAACGGCAACTACACCGTGACCAAGCTGACAGACAACACCTTCACGGTGACGGACCTCAACTCGGGGACGGTTGCAGCCCTAACTGCCTGTAGCTACGCTTCGCGCTGGATCATGACGTTCCGAATTGACGCCGGAGACGCGTACACCAACTACTGGCTCCTTCCGGGGCAAGGCATTTTGGCGCGGAACGGCATCTACCTGCAAATCACCGACCTGAACGCTGCTTCGGTGTTCTATGGCTAAGACCCCAGCATGGACGCGCAAAGAAGGCAAGTCCGAGAAGGGCGGCTTGAACGCGAAAGGGCGGGCGTCTTACAACAAGGCGAACCCCGGCAAGCCCGGCCTGAAGGCTCCCCAGCCCGAGGGCGGCAAACGCCGCGACTCTTTCTGCGCCCGCATGGAAGGCATGAAGAAGAAGCTGACCGGCGAGAAGGCCAAGAAAGACCCGGACAGCCGTATCAACAAAAGCCTGCGGGCTTGGAAGTGCTGACATGGAGATGATGTTATGGAACGCGGCACTGAGTGCGATCGTAGCGATCATGGGCTTCTTGCTTAAAGGCAAGTTTGACGAGCTGGATCGGCTCAGCATTTTGCTGAACCGCACCCGGGAAGAAGTTGCGCGTGACCACATCACGCGGGCCGAGTTCCGTGCGGACATGCAGCAGTTGCTGGACCGGTTCGACCGGCTTGAGCGCAAGATCGACAACCTGCGTGGCAGCCATGCCGTCCAGCAGTAAGAAACAAGCCGACTTCATGCGTGCGGTAGCGCACAGCCCGAAGTTTGCAAAGAAAGTAGGCGTCCCACAGTCCGTGGGCAAAGATTTTTCAACTGCGGACAAAAGCCGCAAATTCAAAGAAGGTGGCGATATGGCAACGAAAATGAACCCGGCTTTTAAAGCAATGATTGAGAAGAACAAGGCAGGCGCTAAGCCTGCAGCCAAGGGCAAGATGATGGAGCCAAAAGGCAAGCCGTTTGCCAAGGGCGGTGGCATCGAGACCAAGGGTAAGACCAAGGGCAAGATGATTACCATGAAGTCCGGCGGCAAGACCTGCTAAGCCATGATGGCCAGTCGCGGCATGGGGGACATCGCCCCCTCCAAAATGCCCAAAGGCGTGCGTAAGGCCCGCCGGGATGACACCGACTTCACGCAGTACGCTGAAGGCGGCAAAGTCAATGCGGCTGGCAATTACACCAAGCCCAGTCTGCGCAAGCGGATTGTGAGCCAAGTCAAGGCGGCCGCAACGCAGGGCACAGGGGCAGGCCAGTGGTCAGCCCGCAAAGCCCAGCTCGTGGCTAAGAAGTACAAAGCAGCCGGAGGTGGCTATCGTGACTGAGAGCAACAAAGAGTTTGACTTTAAAAAAGACGCAGATGATGCGTGGTCGCAGTTGAGTGCGTTGAATGACAAAGTAGACGAAGCCATGCTGTCCGGCGACAGGGACGCAATGAAGGCTGCAACTGCCGAGCGCGAGGCCGCACGTAATACCCTTCGCCCTCGAATAAAAGCAGGTCAGGACAAAGGATACACTCCTGAGGGGCTGCCACGAACATACAAAAAAGGCGGTGTTGTGTCGGCCTCAAAACGCGCCGATGGCATTGCCCAGCGCGGTAGAACTCGGGGCCAGATGCGATGAAACTCGTGCTGTCAAACGGAGATACCCGCGAAATTCCGGTCGGCGGTGCGCTGATGGGTTTTCGCGTTGAGCAGGTCGTGTTCACTTCAGATGACGTGTATAAGTTGCTGAAGATGGAGGACGAGCAGCTTCGTTTTTGGCTATCCGCACTAACCCACAGGTTTGATCCAAAATAATGAAGGCTCCCCAGCAATCCCTCAAAGATTGGACCGACCAGAAGTGGCGGACCAAGAGCGGCAAGCCGTCTTCAAAAACAGGCGAGCGCTATTTGCCGGAGAAGGCGATAAAATCGCTGTCATCGGCCGAGTACGCTGCGACAACCAAAGCCAAGCGTGCTGGTAAGGCGGCGGGCAAACAGTTTGTGGCTCAGCCCAAGACCATCGCAAAGAAAACAGCAGGGTTCAGATAATGGCAACATCCGGCGTCTCCAATTTCAACCTTGACTTGACGGAAGTCGTCGAGGAGGCGTTCGAGCGCGTGGGCGGTGAGATGCGTACGGGCTACGACCTGCGCACCGCCCGTCGGTCGATGAACTTGATGTTTGCCGATTGGGCCAACCGTGGCCTGAACATGTTCACCTACGAGCAGGGCTCCATCCCGCTGGTAGCAGGCACGGCCACATACGAGCTTCCGGCCGACACGGTGGACTTGCTTGAGCACGTCATTCGCACGGGCGCAGGCAGCGCTTCGACACAGGCCGACCTGACCATCACACGGATCAGTGTTTCTACTTACGCCACAATCCCCAACAAGCTGCAGCAGGCCCGGCCCATTCAGGTCTGGATTGAGCGCTTGAACACCCCTCGGTTCACCGTGTGGCCTGTGCCAGACAACACCCAGCCCTACACCTTTGTGTATTGGCGGCTGCGCCGCATCCAGAATGCTGGCGAGGGTGTGAACACGATGGACATGCCGTTCCGATTCTTGCCCTGCATGGTGGCGGGCTTGGCCTACTACTTGGCGCTGAAGGTGCCCGGTGGCACAGAGCGTTTGCAGGTGCTCAAGGCCCAATACGACGAAGCGTGGGACCTTGCCTCCACGGAAGACCGCGAGAAGGCGGCTGTGCGCTTTGTGCCACGCCGTCAGTACCTCGGGAGCGGGACATGACTCAGAAAAAGGTTAAAAAGTTTTCTGGCGCTGAAGGAAGCTTTGTTCTACCGGCACAGGTACGCACTTTTGTGGATACCGTGGCGGGCAAACGCGATCCCATCACTGAAAAAAACTTCAGCAAACACGAGCTGCAGCAAATGCGTGATGCAATTGCACGCTCTCGTGCGCGGCAGTCGGGGTTTATAGAGCACGAAAAAAACAAAGGCCGAGAAGCATATTATGACGAGACCGTGGACTACAAGGACTACGGAGATGACCGCAAACGCCAACAACACACCACAAGAGACTACAGCCCCCTGCCCTCTGACGCTGCAAGAAACACGCTTGGTCGTTTCAGATATGCAAAAACACCTGAAGGTCGTTTGATTGCCACCGACAGCTACGACTTCAAAGACGATCTTGTAGATAAAAATCCAAACATCCCACGTTCAAAAGATTACGAAAAACTCGGCACACTGGAAAAAATAGGCAAGCTGGCCGCAGATACGTTTGCGTCTGACAAAGGCGGGCTTAGCACATTGCCTAGCCGCGCAGGCAGCGCTTTTGTGGGAGCGGCAAGTCGGCCTGTACGTCTTGATCTTGGTGAGGCTCCTTTTAAAAAGGGGGGCGCAGTCAAAGCCAGCACAACCCGCACAAGCGGTTCAAAGCGTGGAGATGGTATTGCCTCCAAAGGTTTCACCAAAGGGCGGGTGCGGTAATGGGCAATCGCTTCGCCAGTGCCAAGAACTCGATCGCCCAGTGCGACCGTTGTGGTTTCCGCTTCAAGCTCACAGAGCTGCGCAAGGAAATTATTAAAACAAAACAGGTTAACATTCTTGTATGTGACTCCTGTTTTGATCCCGATCAGCCGCAGCTCCAGCTGGGCATGTACCCTGTGGACGACCCTCAAGCGGTGCGCAACCCGCGCCGGGACACCACATACGTCACAGCCGGACCCAACGTGGCCGGATACCTGACCGGCGGTAGCCGCGACATCCAGTGGGGTTGGAACCCTGTTGGCGGAGCCCGGTTCTTTGAAGACGAGCTAACCCCGAATTACTTGGTGTTGACTACAGCAGTCGGCCAAGTGACAATCTCAACATCCTAAAGGAGTTCATCATGGACGCAAAGAAAGCAGTGCGCAAGCACGAAGCAAATATGCACCCCGGCCAAAAGCCCACCAAGCTGCGTGCTGGTGGCAAGACCAACAGCGACATGCTGAAGATGGGTCGTGGTCTGGCCAAGGTCGCCAACCAAAAAGCCAAGGGGTAATCATGGCCACATACCGCTCCCCCAAGCCTGCTGCTACGCAGGCCGTTTTGCCTGACACGGACAACAAGAAGTACATGCGCGACATGAACGTCTCTGTTGGCACCAACCACAGCAACGACTACAAGCCAACCAAGACCTCGGGCATCAAAATCCGTGGTACTGGCTGCGCCACCAAAGGCGTGATGGCTCGCGGCCCCATGGCGTGAGGTGACGGATGAACTACACCCAGTTGACCGCTGCCATCTGCGATTACACGCAGAACTTCGACCAAGACTTTGTTGACAACATCCCGGTGTTTGTGCAGCAGGCCGAGCAGCGCATTTTCAACACGGTGCAGTTCCCCTCAATTCGCAAGAACGTGACGGGCCTGACCACGGCAAACAACAAGTACCTGTCTGCTCCGGCCGACTTCTTGGCCGTGTATTCGCTGGCTGTTGTTGATGCCACTGGCGCGTACGAGTACCTGCTCAACAAGGATGTGAACTTCATCCGGCAGGCATACCCCACGCCAACATCGACTGGCTTGCCGAAGTACTACGCGCTGTTTGGCCCAACCACCACAAACGACCCGTCGCCAGTCATCACAAATGAGTTGTCGATTATTCTTGGGCCAACGCCTGCTGCGGCGTACACCGCCGAGCTGCACTATTACTACTACCCTGAGTCGATCAGCGTAGCTGCATCTGGCCAGACATGGCTGGGCGACAACTTCGACTCTGTGCTGCTGTATGGCGCTCTGGTGGAAGCGAACACCTTTATGAAAGGTGAGGCGGACATGACAGCCATGTACAACACCAAGTACACCGAAGCGCTTGCACTGGCAAAACGTCTGGGCGATGGTATGGAGCGTCAGGACGCCTACCGCTCTGGGCAATACCGACAGGCGGTGACTTGATATGGCGTTTGACCAAACCCTCACCACGAGCTTCAAGCAGGACATCCTGTTGGGCGTGCATGACCTCGACACCGACACCATCAAGATGGCGCTGTTCTTGGCTACGGCCGACTTAGGCGCAGCCACCACGGTGTACACAACAACGGGCGAGACGTCCGGCACAGGCTACACGGCTGGCGGCAAGACGCTGACCGGCGTGACGGTTTTGACTGCGGACACAACAGCCTACGTGGATTTTGCCGACCCATCATGGGACCCCGCTTCGTTTACCGCTCGCGGAGCCCTCATTTACAATGCCAGCAAGAGCAACAAGGCTATTGCGGTGTTGGACTTTGGGTCGGATAAAACGACGACCACAACTTTCACGGTGCAGATGCCCGCCAACACAGCGACCAGTGCGCTGATCCGTATTTCCTAAAGGAGTTTGAGATGTTCAATGAAAAAGCGCATTCTGGCGACGCCGCATCCGCAGGCTTGGTTGCAAAGACAGGTTTCTCCACAGCTGCCCAAGGTGGCGGTGTGTACCACGTTCAGTGCCTTGACAAAGACGGCAACCTGAAGTGGGAGGGCAGCATGCACAACCTCGTGGTCAACGAGGGTTTGCAAAACATGAACACCCAGTACTTCAAGGGCTCCACCTACACGGCGGCGTTCTATTTGGGTCTGGTAACCGGCCCCGGCTCCGGCACCACATACGCTGCAGCTGACACACTGGCTTCGCACGCAGGCTGGACCGAGTACACCGACTACTCCGGTTCACGCAAGGCTGTGACTTTTGGCACCGCGACCACGGCCGATCCATCGGTTATCAGCAATAGCGCCTCTCCCTCTTCTTTCACCATCTCTGGCGCTGGTGGTGTGGTAGCTGGCGCGTTCCTGTGCACAGTGGCCAGCGGCACTTCCGGTGTGTTGTTCTCTGAAGCAGACTTCCAGTCTCCCGGTGATCGCACTGTGGTGTCTGGCGACACACTGAACGTGACCTACACCTTCAGCCTCGACGCAGCCTGATAGGACTCCCCAGTGCTCGGGTTCGCACCACTTGCTGCGGCCCCACTGGGGGCTACAGGCGAAGCAGGGATTTCCTATGACGTAAGTGTCGAGGAGTCCGCTGCAGCTTCGCAGTTTGTTGCTGCGCTGGTTAACTTTATCAGCTCGCAGTCGGAGGCTTCTACGGCTTCTGACGTTGTGGCCGTCTCTGCGTCCACGTTTAGCGCGGCTGCCTCCGAGTCAGCCACTGCGAGTTCCACGGAATCCGCCCTTGCCGTGTTCCCTGCAGCGTATGCCGACACCGTTACCGCTTCAGAGACAAACTCGGCGCTGGCGGTGTGGCCAGTTTCGTACGCAGATTCGGCGTCCGGCTCGGGTACGTTTGCTGCGGTGGCAACATTTGAAGTCAGCACGCCTGAGACTGCCGCAATTTCTGACTTGTTCTTCGGCGGACTTGAATATTCGGTGTTTGTTTCCGATACCGCTACCGCTTCGGACGCTGCCGCTGCCTTTGCGGGCTTTTTTGCAAGCGTTGCCGATACCTCTGCAGGTTTAGACACTCCGAGTTCGCAGGCTGGTTTTGCTGTCCAGACGACAAACGCAGCGGCAATTGCTGACAGTACGCTGGTGGCCCCATCCACTTTTAGCGCCCGGGTCAACGAGACCGCAAACGCCATTGACGTATTCTTGGCAAGTGCGGTGTTTTTCGTTACCATCACAGACAGCGCTACAGCGGCCGATGCGTTTGTTGGTCGCCTTCTTTGGGAAGTCATCAACGACTCACAGACGGTCAACTGGGGTGGGGTAAACAGCAGCCAGTCCACGGCTTGGGGTGTCATTGACGACAGCCAAAGCACATCTTGGCACACAGTGCAAACACAGACATAAGAGGCACAGATGGCCATCGTTTTAAAAGACCGGGTAAAAGTTTCTGCTATGACTACAGGCACGGGCACGTTTACGCTCGGCTCCGCCGCCAACGGCTACCAGAATTTCGCAGCTATCGGCAACGGTAGCGAGACCTACTACACCATTGCATCGCAGTCTGGTGCAGAGTGGGAAGTCGGCAAGGGCACAGTGACCGACACTGCTGGCACGTTTACTTTGTCCCGCGACACAGTGCTTGAGTCCAGTAACGCTGGCAGCTTGGTCAACTTCTCGGCGGGTACCAAAGATGTGTTCGTCACGTACCCCGCTGAGCGGGCCGTGTATCTGGACGCTGCAGGTTCTGCTGTGGCCGTTCTGGACATCGGCACGCTTGGCGTCAGCACCGCCAACATCACGACAGCAAACATCACTGCGGGTACGGTGACAACCACTCCGGCATCGGGGAATGATCTGGTCAACAAGACGTATGTTGACACGCTTGCGGCATCCGGTATCCATTTTCACCAGCCAGTGCGGGTTGAGTCCACCATCAACCTGAACGCCACGTACAGCAACGGCACTGCCGGGGTCGGGGCGACCCTGACAAATGCAGGAACACAGGTCGCGTTGGTTGTTGACGGCGTAACTGTAAGTGTGGCAGACCGTGTTTTGGTCTACGAACAAACCAACCAGACGCAAAACGGCATCTACGTTGTCACAGATACCGGGTCGGTCTCCACCAACTGGATTTTGACCCGTTCGTCCGATGCAAACACGTATGTTATCGCCAGTGCAAACGGATTGGGCGAAGGCTCCACTGTTTTTGTGCAACAGGGCACAACAGGTGCTGGCGAGACATACGTCTGCAATACTCCGGGCACAATTACCTTCGGTACAACGAACATCACGTTCGCCCAAATTTCTTCTGCGCAGATTTACAGCGCCGGAACGGGGCTCACGCTCAGCGGAACGCAGTTCAGCATAACCAACACCGGCACAGCGGGCACGTACGGCTCAACCTCACAAGTCCCAGTCTTCACTACAAATGCGCAGGGGCAGGTAACGTCCGTTACGAACACAGCCATCACCATAACTTCTGCGGCCGTTTCAGGACTCGCTGCCTCGGCAACAACGGACACAACCAATGCAGCAAACATCACATCAGGAACGCTCCCTGTTGCGCGTCTTAACGGATCGTACACTGGGATTACTGGCGTCGGCACTCTTGCTGCTGGCACTTGGAATGGCAGCGTTATTGCTGCTGCTTACGGTGGCACTGGCCAGTCTTCGTACGCTGTGGGCGACTTGCTGTACGCGGATACGACAACTTCTCTGGCAAAGCTGGCGGACATAGTTTCTGGCAACGCGCTGCTGTCTGGCGGAGTGGGCACCGCTCCTGCTTGGGGCAAGATCGGCCTGACAACGCACATCAGCGGAACCTTGGCTATCGTTAACGGCGGCACGGGAGCAACGGACGCAGCAACAGCTCGGGCAAACTTGGGTGCCGGTACGGGCAACGGCTCGGTCACATCGGTAGCTGCAGGCTCTTACCTGACTGGCGGAACAATCACCACAACAGGCACGCTGGCGGTTGACGCTGCTACAGCCAACACGGCAGGCAAAGTCGTAGCGCGAGACGGCTCGGGCAACTTCAGCGCAGGCACGATCACGGCCAACTTGACCGGCACAGCATCCAATGCGACCACCGCAGCAGCGCTGTCGGCTACGACATGGCAACGTATCACCGGAAACACAATCGACTATGGTTCATACGGATCAATCGGGGTGTCTGGCACAACCAACGGTTACGCTGGAATCTCATTCTCTGGAGTGTCTGGCACGTTGATGATGTCAGCAAGCGCAACAGGTTTTTATTACAACAACAGCACTTGGCGTGTTTACTGGGACGGCTCCGGTAACCAGATCAACACTGGCAACGTGTCAGCGTATGCTTCTGACGAGCGCTTGAAACGCAACTGGCGCAAAATCCAAGACCCCGTTAAGGTTGTCCGCGAAATAGGCGGGTGGGAGTTCGATTGGGACTTAGAGGAGTGCAACAAGTGGGGATTTTTTCCGCCAGCATCCGACATTGGCGTATCAGCGCAGCAAACCCAAAAGCACGTTCCTTCCGTTGTAACCCCCGCACCTTTTGATCTTGACCCAATTGCAAACACAAGCAAGTCTGGGAAAGACTACTTGACCGTCAGGTACGAGGGGCTTGTGCCTGTGCTTTTGGCGGCTGTGGATGTTCAGGCTGGTGAGATTTCTGATATGACCGCCCGCATTGCTAAACTGGAGGCCCTCGTGGCACAATTGACAAAAGGTATCGCACCATGAGCACATATTCACCCAGTCTTCGGATTGAACTCATCACGACAGGCGATCAGGCCGGTGTGTGGGGCACAACCACGAACACCAACCTTGGCGGGCTCGTTGAGTCCGCGATTGCTGGCTACACCTCGGTGTCGATTACGACAGCCAACCAAGCGCTGACCGCGCTCAACGGCGCACCCGACGAATCACGCAATCAGACCATTGCGCTGACCACAACCACCACCGCAGCCTTTGCTGTCTACGCCCCTCCGGCCGAGAAGACATACGTCATCTACAACGCCAGCGCCTACGCAGCCACGATCTACAACTCCTCCGTCATTGGCAACACTACGGCTGCCGGTACGGGCGTTGTGGTTCCTGCTGGCAAGACTGTGACAATCTGGTCTGACGGCACCAACTTTGCGACACAGAACACGCATTTTCCCGGTACGGTAACGGCCGATACGGCCGCTCCGGGGACGAACACAGCTCAAATCGCAACCACTGCGTTTGTTCAGGCAGCTACTGGAACGCTGGGGACGATGGCGACACAGAACGCCAACAGCGTTTCAATTACTGGTGGCTCGATCACAGGGATCACTGATTTAGCTGTTGCCGACGGCGGCACTGGCGCTTCGTCGTTCACATCTGGTGGCTTACTTCGGGGTAACGGAACGTCTGCTTTGAGTGTGGCATCGGCCGCAGACATTGTGGCGCAGATAGGCAGCACAGCGGTTGCGAATGCGACGAACGCCACCACCGCAACGAACGCAACGAACGCAACGAACGCAACGAACGCAACGAACGCAACGAATGCGACCACAGCAGCCTCTTGCTCGGGCAACGCGGCAACGGTGACAACTATTACTACAACACAGGTGTTGAATGCTACGGCCGGTGCAAGCGCGGGGGCTGTTGGCACCTACGCACTTGCCATGTTGGTATCTGGTCCGAGCACCGCGGCTTTTAACTCGACTACTTCAGGCTCTAATTTGATAAACTCCGCTGCGGGGCTTGGCGGAGGCGGAAGTGCTTTGTCCGGGACATGGAGATGTATGGGCCTAGCTGCCCAAGTAGCAGACCCCACTGGTGTAACTCTCTGGCTGCGTATTTCTTGAAAGGCTGGCCGTGCAATCAAAACTGACATCCCTTAAAAACCCAGTGTGGGTTGACGCAGAGCATACGGCCATCAACTGCGAAATCACGACCAGCCAGTTTGGAGATGAAGTGCTGCCGTTTACAGCCTCTCCAAACGATGTAGAGCCGCACGGGCGAGCAATCTTTGCTGATATTGTTGTGGGAAAGTACGGCCCGATTGCCAACAGTAATAGCTAAGGGGCAGTCGTGGGAACCGTCACAGCTTACAACTTAGCCAACGTCCAAGCTGCGCTTGGCGGGGCCAATCCCATTTCTATGAGTGAGTATTACCGTGGTGGCCCTTATGTTCCGACAACGGGAACGACAACTGTCACGGAAGGACCGTTTTACCAATTTGGCGTATATGAATGGCAGGAATCTTCAGGTTATCTCTATATCTTCTGGGCTGGCACTTTGGTTTACAGCACACCTAGTTACAGCGGCGCAACAAGTATTGCAGTTGGCTCTACTACATATTTCAGGGGGGCATTTGTCACCAGTTTTTTTGGAACAAACAAATACCAAGTAAGCAGGCAATACCCATCAACAATTTCCATCAACACGGGCGTTCCTTCTTCTGGAACAATTTCAATTGCACAACTGTATGGGGCAAGAAACCCATGAGAGAATTTGCCGAGGCTTTTGTCGCGGCAGTTTTGATTGTCGGCATTGTTGTATGGATGGTCAAAGTAGTAATTGAGGTGTTGAAATGATTGCAGAAATTGCCGCCGCCAACGCTGCCTTTGCAGTCATCAAAGCCGCCCTAGCCAACGGTAAAGAGCTTCACCAGCTTGGTTCAAGGGTCTTCGACTACTTTGACAACAAGGCAGTCATCCAAGAGAAGGCCACCAAAAAGGGTGGCGGCTCCGACATGGAAGAGTTCATGGCGCTGGAGCAACTCAAGCAGCAGGAAGAGGAGCTGCGCGAGCGCATGGTCTACGCAGGCCGTCCGGGCATGTGGGATGACTGGGTCAAGTTCCAAGCCGCTGCATCCCGCCGACGCCGTGAGGCCAAGGAAGAAGCTGCCCGTGAAGCCCTGAGGCGCAAAGAACGCGCAGCAAGGCTCACCGAGCAGATCGTCTTGGGAATAGCAACCGTCATCTTGGCGGTGATGCTGATTTACGGCATCGTGTTGTATATACGGTATCTGCGATGAGCGACGAGAAGCTGAACGCCAACTCCACACTCGACAAAGTGCTCGGGTATGTGGACTCGCCGTTCAAGCTGTTTGCCATCCTCATCATGGGCGTGGTGGCCTTCTCTGGCTACTTCCTATGGCAGAACCAAGAATTCATGTTTGACGCCTACAAGGAGTCCAAGAAGCTGCCTGAGATCAACACTGGCCGCGCAGATGACGCCAGCTCGATGCTGTTTAAAAAGACTGGCGCAACCGTGGTGGCCATCTTCAAGGTCAACCCGCTGTTTGGCAGCCGGGTGCTGTACCGGGCGTACACCAAGGATGGACGGGATAAGTCCGTGGAAGACATCGACGTGGGCCTGTTCAGCCAGAATGCGTCCAACAATGCTGACATTATCAAGTTGATGACCAACGAGATTCCTTGCGGCGAGTACCGATACGCGCAGTCTGAAGTGGGCCTGTGGTACATCGAAAAGGGTGTTGGGTTTACTTGCCGCGTGAGCGTGCCGCCAGACAGCCACCGATTTGTGGGCCAGATCACCGTGGGGTGGACGCAGCAGCCTGAGAACCTTGAGCAGATAAAATTCATGCTGGAGATTGCCAGCGCTATGCTGACGAAAAGGGGAAACTGATGAATGACATTCTTGCAGGACTGCTTAAAAATGTGGCACCAATGCTGGCCACTGCTGTTACTGGCCCTCTGGGTGGCATGGCGGTCAAGGCAATCGCTGAGAAGCTGGGTGTCGAGGATACGGTTGAGGCGGTCACGCAGGCCATCCAAGCAGACCCTGAAGCGGCTGCGAAACTTGCGGAAATCGACGTGAAGAAGTTCGAGCTGCACAACGCCAATACCGCCAGCGCCCGGGACATGAACGCCAAGATTCAGGAGTCCTCCGTGGCTTCCGTGCTGGCTAAGAACGTGGCGTACATCATCGACATGATGATTGTCGGCGGGGCGCTGTTCATGACGTTCATCATCTTCTTCAAGGGCGTGCCGGATGCCAACAAGGCGCTGGCCTACACTGCGCTGGGCTCCCTGTGGACGCTGGCCGGTACGGTGCTGAACTTCCACCGTGGAAGTTCCCAAGGCTCCAAAGACAAAGCTGACGAAATTCAAAAACTCAAGGACATGAAATGATTACCGCTGAACAGCTCAAAGAACTGCACATCGACGACGACTGGTTGGAGCCTTTGAATGAGGCCTTCCAGCGGTACGAGATCAACACGCCCCTGCGGATGGCTGCTTTCATCGGCCAGTGCGCCCATGAGTCCGGCAACTTCAAGACCCTTCAAGAGAACCTGAACTACAGCGCAGAGAGCCTGTGCCGGGTTTGGCCAAGCCGATTCCCATCTCTGGAGGCTGCGCAGCCGTACCACCGCAACCCCGACAAGATCGCCAACAAGGTCTACGGCGGGCGCATGGGTAACGGCACCGAGGAGACCGGCGAGGGCAGCTTGTACAAAGGCCGTGGCCTCATCCAATTGACCGGCAAGGACAACTACACCCTGTGCGGCGATGCGCTGGGCGAGGACTTCATCCACTCTCCTGACCTGATCCTGTCCCCCAAGTACGCAGCACTGAGCGCGGCGTGGTATTGGAACAAGCGCGGCCTCAACAAAGAGGCGGACGCCAAGGACTACACTGGGATGACGAAAAAAATAAATGGTGGTGTTATTGGGTTGGATGACCGCATCAAACATATCAAGCACGCCCTAGAGGTGCTCTCTGCATGACTGGCTTCTACACGTACCTGCACGTCCGCAAGTCGGATGGTAAGGTCTTTTACATTGGCAAAGGGCGCGGCCCCCGCGCACACTCCGCGCACGGGCGTAGTGAGTATTGGAAAAGAGTTGCTGCAAAGCACGGCTTTCAAGCTGAAGTTGTAGCGCACTGGACGACGGAAGAAGAAGAAGCATTTCTGCATGAGCGCTTTTTAATCTCTTGCTTTGCAGACATGAAGGTGCCATTGGTAAACCTGACGCTTGGCGGAGAAGGTGCTTCAGGGTCCAAGCACAGCACAGAAACGCGTCAAAAAATGTCGCTGGCGCATACAGGGAAAAAACTCCCTCCAAAAAGTGCCGAGCACAGAGCCAAACTTTCAAAAGCCCAAACCGGGAAATCGCCGGGAAACAAAGGGTTGAGCCCTTCGGATGAGGTTCGCGCAAGACTTTCACTGGCCAAGATGGGGCGGAAAATTCCGCTTGAGACACGCCAAAAAATGTCTGCTGCCCACAAGGGTAGAAAGAAATCCCCAGAAACACGCGCTCGGATGTCCGCATCCAGAATCGGGAAACCAATGTCGGATGCGACAAAAGCCAAACTTTCCGCCTTGGCAAAGGCTAGGGCGGAGGCCAAAAGACGACTGATGACAAATAACCCCTCCCCTGAGATAATCGGCCTCGAAGACCGCATCAAGCACATCAACCACGCGTTGGCAGTGCTCACCTAAGAGGCCCACATGCCATTGCAAAAGCTACTGCTCCGCCCCGGGGTAAACCGAGAATCGACATCGCTGGCCAACGAAGGCACTTGGTTCGAGATGGACAAGGTGCGTTTCCGCTCGGGCTTTCCTGAGAAGATCGGCGGCTGGACAAAAGATTCCGGGACGGCCGAAGCAGCTTTGCAGCCACCAGCAGGCTCATACTGGGGCGTGGCACGCTCCTTGTGGAACTGGGTGACGCTGTCTGGCTTCAACCTGATGGGCGTTGGCACCAACCTGAAATACTACATCCAGCAGACTGCTGGCGGTGATTTCTACGACATCACACCGATTCGAGACACCAACACTATTGCCTCAAACGCCTTCACCACGGTCAACGGCTCCACGACGGTGGTGGTCAACGACGCAGGCTACAACGGGCAAACCGGCGACTTCGTGACAATCTCCGCTGTTGGTGGCGCGATCAACGGCATCCCGGCGGCAGCCTTGAACAAAGAGTTCAGGATCACATACATCAACTCCTCGACGTACAGCATCACGGTGTCGGCCCCTGCCACGTCTTCTGGAACCACTGGCGCTGCTGACTTCGCCTATCAAATCTCGACCGGCGGTGATATTTTTACAGTGGGTGTTGGCTGGGGTGCTGGCGGATGGGGTGGTGCCACCACAATCTCCGCGCTGACAACGCTTAATGGTTCTTTGAGTTCAAGCGCCACGACCATTACCGTAATCTCTACCACGGGGTTTGCTGCCTCGGGTGCGATTGGCATTGGTGGTGAGTACATCACTTACTCCGGCAAAACGGGCACCACATTCACGGGCTGTGTTCGCGGCGTGGGCAGTACTGCCATGGCGTACGCCTCTGGTACTACGGTGACCCAATACAGTGGCGCTACTGGTTGGGGCGAAGCGGCCCCTGCTGGTCTCGGTGTGGGTATTCAGCTTCGTTTGTGGAGCCAAGACAACTACGGCCAAGACCTCATCATCAACCCTCGCGGTGGTGCGCTGTACCTGTGGAAAGTCAATGCCACACCAACCATCTACGACCGGGCTGTGCTGCTGTCGTCCACGAGCCCAGCGCCCTACACAACTGACACGGATTGCCCGTCGGTGGCCAATGCCGTGGCGGTGTCCGATGCTTCGCGCTTTGTCATCGCCTTTGGCTGCAATGACTACGGATCGGCCGATCAGGACCCCCTGCTGATTCGCTGGTCTGACCAAGAAAACTACGCCCTGTGGACCCCGGATGCCACCAACCAAGCGGGCAGTTACCGCCTGAGCACCGGCTCGTCCATCGTGGCGCACCAGCAGACTCGTCAGGAAATCTTGGTCTGGACGGATGCGGCCGTGTACTCCATGCAGTACCTTGGCCCACCTTATGTCTGGGGCTTCCAGATCATGGGCGACAACACCTCGATTGCTGGCCCGAACGTCACTGCCACTGCATCCAACATCACGTACTGGATGGGTTTGGACAAGTTCTACATGTACTCCGGCCGAGTGGAGACGCTGTATTGCCCACTGCGCCAGTACATCTTTGGCGACATCAACCTGCAGCAGCAGTATCAGTTCTTTGCTGGCACCAACGAAGGCTTCAACGAAATCTGGTGGTTCTACTGCTCGGCCAATTCGACGGCGATTGACCGCTACGTGGTTTACAACCACTTGGAGAAAATCTGGTCCTACGGCAATTTGGCTCGCACCGCGTGGCTGGACACACCCCTGCGCGACTTCCCCTCGGCCGCAGGCTACGATGGCCAGCTGATCTACCACGAAGACGGTGTGAACGACGCTACGACCAACCCGCCAAGCCCGATAAGCGCGTACATCCAGTCCGCAGACGCGAACATTGGCGATGGCCACAACTACGGTTTTGTCTGGCGCATGATCCCGGACGTCACCTTTGATGGCTCGACGGTCAACAACCCGTCCGTCACCATGACGCTCAAACCTCGTCAGAACCCCGGCGCGAACTACAGCGCAGCCGCAACACCGACCGTGACCAGCACGCAGAACTACCAAGCGCAGCGCAACTACACCGTGCAGGAGTTCACCGAGATTGTTTACGTCCGGGTCCGTGGTCGCCAGATGGCGTTCCGCATCAGCTCTGACGGCTTGGGTGTGCAGTGGCAGCTGGGCGTTCCTTCGCTCGACATCCGTCCTGATGGACGCAGGTAAGCCATGGCTCAGAAAAACGTCAAAGCCCCCTTCCTGCCGGTCGCTCCGGTAGAATACAACGCGCAGTTCATTAACCAGCTGACGAGCGTTTTGAGGCTGTATTTCAACCAGCTGGATAACGCCGGACCCATGACTGCGGCAACGCAGCGAACTGGCGGCAACATTGTGGCGGCGCTGAGCTTTATCCAGCCCGACCCCGCAAACCCGAATACGTTCACGCTTAGCTTGCCAAGTCAGGCGGATTTGAGTAACCTCCGAGTGGGCGACGTCTACTATGACAGCACTGCCGGGAACGTCTTGAAAGTCAAAACATGAGCCTACAACTTGCCGCACAACATCTGGCCTCCCGTGGCCGTGGCCCAGACACCACTTTGGTCCACATGGCTCCACAAGAAGTGGCTGGCCTGCAGGCGCTTGCCAAGGCCCACGGCGGCTCCCTGACCGTCAACCCTGACACGGGTTTGGCCGAAGCTGGCTTCCTGTCGAGCATCCTGCCCATGGTGGCGGGCGCGGCTTTGGCCGCCACAGGTGTCGGCGCTCCTATGGCTGCACTGATGGTTGGCGGCGGTATGACCGTGGCCACCGGCAGCTTGCAAAAAGGTCTGATGGCAGGTCTGGGCGCATACGGCGGAGCTGGTCTGGCTGGTGGTTTGATGGGTGCGGGTGCTGCTGGTGCTGCTGGTGCTGCTGGTGCTGCTGGTGCTGCTGGTGCTGCAGGCACAGGTTTGAGTGCTCTGGACGCAGGTATGGGTCTTATGCCGACCGGAACTATTGGTGCTGCCGAGGCTGTTGGTGCAAGCGCTTTGGATGCGGGCATGGGCGTTATGCCGACAGGTAACATTGGCGCAAGCGCTTTAGACGCTGGTATGGGCGCGTACCCCAACGCCAACTTGGCTGCTGCACCGATTAACCCAACCATTCAAGCTGATCTGGCTGTTAAAAACGCAGTACCCACCCTTACAAAAGCCCCAGCAACTTTTACCGAAAACCTCTCTCAGATGGGTAGCGGAGTTCAAAACCTTGGGTCGGAGGCCGGTCGGACGGCGTTCATGGATAAAGTCGGCGGTGGGATGGGGTTAACCAAATACGGCTTGGCGGGGTTTGCCCCCGTTATGGCTGAGTCAATGAAGCCAAAAACCCTCCCCGAAAAAGAGAAGCTCAAAGCGTACGAGTACGAGTTCAGCCTCAACCCCACCGGGGCGGCTTCCGGCTACAGACCCATCGGCTCCCCTTCTGGGTACGACAGCAGCGAGATGCAGCATTTTGATCCGCGCTTTGTTCGCAAAGCTGCCGGTGGTGGCCTGATGGACATCGGCCCAATCGAAGCCATGTCGAACCGCAATCAAGCCGAGACCCTGATGGCCAACGGCGGGCAGATGTTTGCCGAAGGCGGAGAGACCAAAGCAGTCAAACCCGTCGAGCAAGACCCGTACTACACCATGACGGGCCAATCCGGTGATGTGTTTAAGTATTTGATGGGCCAAGGAAGCGCCCCTACTGCGCCTGTTCGGGCTGTACCTGTTGCCGTTGCTCCAGAACAGGCCGCTGTACAAGCTGCGCCTGCTCCAGCCAAAACAGGTTTGTCGGGCTTGTCCGGCCGCTTGTTTGCTGGACTTGGCCAAACCCCAAGTTCCGAAGACCAAGGAGCAGGCGGTTACTACGAAGACGACACCAGCGGTCGCAGGGACTATACGTTCGACCCTAATCTGGGCGGCTTTAGGGCAGCGCCTGTCCCCAAAAGGTTTGTGCCGTACGAAGCGGACACAACGACAGCAATGCCCGGACTGAGCTACGAGAACATGAACGGCGGCATGGCCAACGGCGGCATTGCATCTCTGGCCCAAGGTGGCGTAAGCCATCTGGGCGATTACTCAGACGGCGGTCGTCTTTTGAAAGGTCCCGGTGATGGCGTATCTGACTCCATTCCTGCTTCGATTGGCGACAAGCGCCCGGCGCGTCTTGCTGATGGTGAGTTCGTGGTGCCTGCTCGTATCGTTTCTGAGTTAGGCAATGGCTCGACTGAAGCTGGCGCACGCAAGCTGTACGCCATGATGGACCGGGTGCAAAGCGCACGCAAGAAGTCGATTGGCAAAAACCGTGTGGCCGTTAACAGCCGCGCAGAAAAAATGCTCCCAGCATGAACACACCAGAATTTGATCGTCTGAACAAGCACGTCCCACTGTTTGGCCAATTCCTCAAGGGGGATGCCGAGGCCGTGCAGTTTGTTGTTCGCGTCTTCCGCGCCCTGCACGTCTGGGACGATCTGATCGACAAAGATAAACCAGTAGCAGATGATGAGATTCACGCTGTGTTCTGGGACCTGCTGATCGGCTTGCCCGCCGACAAGTTCTATCAGGCGCATCTCGGGCTGCTCAGCAGCACGCTGGTCAACGCCGTGGTGAATTGGCATATTGCCAACAAGCTGGAGCGCGAAGGCAACGAGAAGGACCGCTCGATTGCATTCATCTTGCGCGGCGCGTACATCGACGTGCTGTCAGCTTCCGCCCTGATTGTGGGTGGCTTGGACTGGGCGCGAGAGATTGGCCCGGACATCCGCCGCTGGGCACACGAAGAGACCTTCGAACAATACCTGAACAACTTTGCCAAAGAATGCGAGGCACGCAATGATAATTAAGTCCAAAGCCGAAGGCTATTCCAGAGACGGTATCCGCCTGTATCCATGCGACGACGGCGGCGGCGGCGGCGGCGGTGCTCCCGCCACCCAAACCGTAAAACAAGACCTGCCTGATTGGGCAATTCCGTACGCGCAAGAAGTTTTGGGTATGGGCAAGCAGCTCGGCCCCGCAGTCTATGACGAGTCCGGCAAGTTGGTGAGCGGCACCCCGTACGAAAGATACACAGGTGCGCGTCAAGCGCAGTTCACACCACTGCAGCAGCAGGCTTTTCAGGGCGCTGGCGCTATGGCCCCCTCTGCGGCAACAGGTGAGGCCGTTACTCGGGCGCTGGGTACATCCTACGACCCCTACGCCACTGGGCAGTTCGGTGCGCAGGCCAGCCAGTACATGGACCCCTACATGCAGAACGTGGTGGGCATCCAGCAGCGCGAAGCCGCTCGGGCGTCCGAGATGCAGCGTAACCAAAACCAAGCCGGTGCCGTTCAGTCAGGCGCTTTTGGCGGTTCACGCCAAGCCATCATGGAAGCGGAGCGCCAGCGCAATCTGGCTACGCAGCAAGGTGACATCCAAGCCCGTGGCTTGCAGGATGCTTACGGCCGTGGCCAGAATCAGTTCAACACGGAGAACCAGCTGCGTGAGCAGTCCCGCCAGTACGGCGCGGGGCTCGGCCTTCAAGGTCTCCAGACCGCCCTCACAGGTGCTGGCCAACAGTTCACGCAAGGCATGGACATCAACAAGCTGCAGGCAGGCTACGGCACGCAGCAGCAGCAACAGGTGCAGTCGGGCTTGACCCAGCAGTACGAAGATTTTTTGGCGCAAAAGAAAGCGCCATACCAGCAGTTGGAGTTCCAATCCAACTTGCTGCGCGGCACGCCGTCCGGCTCGACCCAAACCATGTATACGCCCGGCCCAAGTGCCAGCTCACAGCTTCTTGGCGCAGGTACAGCTTTGGGCGGCGCATACCTTATGGGTGGACGGGCCAATGGCGGCGTTGTCAGCAGCTACGCCAAGGGCGGCAAAGTGTCTGACGCCAAGGTCAAGCGCGAGAAGAAAAAATCGGCAGGTCTGGCTGAGTTGGCCCTGTCTAAAATCTGAGGTAAGCCATGATTGACGTCAACAAAATTACCTCCACGCTGGCCAAGTTGCCAGATCAGCAGCTGCAGCAGTACGCGCAGATGCACAAGAGCGATCCGTACATCATGGCCTTGGCCATGTCGGAGTCCAACCGCCGCAAAGAAATGCGCTCTGCTGGTCAGGGCGCACAAGGCATGCAAGAGCAGCCCAAAGTGGTCGACCAGATGGTGGCCGAGATGGCTCCCCAGCAGCTTCCCGAAGACCAAGGTATTGGCCAGCTCCCCGCAGGCGACATGAACTTTGCAAGCGGCGGCATCATTGCGTTTGCTGGCGGTGGGGATGTTGAGCGTTATCAGTATGGCGGCATGCCTAAACCCACCAGCATGATGGGCGACATCCCCGGGTTTGTTGCTGGTACACCCATTTTTCAGACGCAACCCGGCGTCCCGGAAGAAGAACCGTTTTTCCGCAGATTGTTACGGGAGCGCACAGAAGCAGTTGAGGCGCAACGTGTGCAAGAAGCGCGTGCGCGTGCGATGAAAGGGCAGCCACTGTCGCCCGAAGATCAGGCCCGTATTGCCAACGCAGATAAAGCTAAGGCCGTTGCGGATACATCTGCGCAAGACATGGCGCAGTTTGATGCCGCGTCTAACCTGTACATGACCGAGCGTGCAGCCAAGCAGGCGGCTGCCTCCAAAGCTGCCGATGCCGCGCCCACTGCCGATACTACCCGCCGTACTGCCTCCGGTGTCCGTACCGGGGCTACCTCCGCCGCAGCTGCAGGCACCAAACAACCCCCACAAGCGGGGCTCGATGACCTGATTCAAAAATATCAGCGCCAAACGGATTTGAACATTGGGCAGGCGCGAACCGCTACCGCGCAGTACGCAAAAGAACTTGAAGACGAGGGTACACAACTTGTGGCCTCCGAGAAAAAACGGATTGCTGAAAAGGTCGATCCGTACAAAGACCGCGAAGCCCGTCTGCTCAAACAGGAAAAAGACTCGGAGGGTATGGGTGACAAGTACTTGGGGCTTGCGTTGCTGCAAGCAGGTGCGGCAATGATGACCACACCGGGCGGCATTGGCATGGCTTTGGGCAAAGGCGTTCAGGTGGGAAGCGAGCGCTACATTGCAGGCATCGACAAGATCAACGCCGCCAAAGAGAAGTTTGCATTGGCCAAAGACAGGCTGGAAGATTTGCGGATTAACCGCGCCGACATGAACGAGCGCGATGTACGGGATGCCGAAAAAGAAGCGCGTTCGCTCAACCGCCAAGGCAAGTCGCTGTTCTACAGCGGTGCAAAAGACGAGTTGAACATGAAGGACAAGCAGATCACGGCGGTGCTGGGGCTTGCAGCAGACGACCTCAAGACAACTCGCCAGATTGATGCTGAGCGCCAGAACACGCTGACTCGTGAAGCCGGAGCAAACGCTCGAAACCGCAATACGCAGCTGGAAGTGCTGGAAGCTGTCAGCAAAGACCCGAGGTTGGCAGCGGCGTACCAGTCGATGCACGGCAAAGGCGAAGACGTTATGGGCCAGTACAACGACTTCTTGAAGGCGAACCCGATACTGGCGCAGGACCCGCAGCAGGCTGTTACGCAGTTCTTGATGACCAAGTCGGTGTTTTCTCAGATCGGTAAACCGACTGTGACGGACAAGCCCTCGACAAACGTGCGCACACAGCCGTAAAATACAGGTACGCGCCCACCTTACGGGCGCACACAATTCGGAACACTTGCCATGGCCAAATATCTGACCCTCCCTGACGGTTCTTCGTTTGAAATGAAGGAGGGGCAGAGCCCCACCGAAGCCATGCAGGTGGCTATCCAGATGTACCCCGATGCGTTTGGCTTCAGTAAGCCCGCGCCAACAAACAAAGGCTCCGGCTTGGGCGACATTGCTCGCTCGTTTGGTCTGGGCGCGGTAGGTTCGACTGGGGCAATTGCCAGCGCGGCTGGAGCGGATAACGCAGCTGCCCGTGCCCTTGGCAGAGCCGGTGAAAGTCTGCAAGAAGGCTTCAGCGCAAGCCGCAAAGCTGAACTGCAAGCGCAAGCCGAGCGCATGAAGAAAGCCGAGGCGTCCGGCTCCACCCTTGAAGAGATCAAAGCCGGTGCCCTCAACGTGATTGAGGCTCCGTTGCAGTCTGCTGCGCAGGCCGTAGGCTCGTTTGTTCCCCTTGTCCCCACACTGTTCTTGGCCAAGCCTCTGGCAGCTTTGGGCCTTGGGGCACGCGCCATCATGGGTATTCGTGGCGCAATTGGCGGAGCGCAGGGTGCCGGTGCAGTCAAGCAAAACATCTACGACACGGTGCTGGAAGCTGAAAAAGCCGACGGCAAAACTGACGAGCAGGCAAACGCTGCCGCAGCGCGTGCGCAGTCCTATATCAGCGAGAACGCAGACCAAATCCTTTTGGGCACAGGTCTCGGCGTTGCTGCTGGTACTACCGGCGTTGAACGCATTTTGCCCGGCGGCGCACGCGGCGCGGCAAGCAAGGCGCAGGAAGCATTGGCCAAACGTCTGGGCGCACGCACAGCGTCAGGTATCACAACCGCAGCGGCCGAGATGCCGCTTGAAGGTTTGCAGGGCGGACAAGAACGACTGGCTGCCAACCTTGCTTTGCAGCGCACGGGCCGTGACGTTGATGCGTTTACCGGTGTGGCAGGTCAAGCCACACAAGAAGCACTGACTGGTGCATTGGGTGCTGGCCCAGTTGGCTTTTTGTCGCCTGACCGACGCGCTGAGCTTGCAGAAAAAGAGCGCCAGCAAAAGGAGCAGGCCGATGCTGCGGCCGCAGCCGAAGCTGCCAAGAACTCCCCGGAAGCACTGCGCCAACTGGACACCGAGTTCCGCACAGCCGACCAGCAGCTTAAAGCGCTGAACGCGCAGCTCAACGCAAACAGGCCCAAGAAGGGTGCAACCGACGAGCAAAAGCAAGCGTACGAAGCCCTCAAGGCCCAGCGCGACGAACTGCTGGTTGGGTACAAGCCGCTGCGTCAGGAGTTCATGCAGCGTAAGAGTGCGATTGATGCGCTGCAGACCGCCGAGCAGTCGGCCATAGAGGTCGCTGCCGCAGAGGGGCAAACCGCCGCAAAGCAGCCACTGCCGTCCGACATCCCCGGCGCACAGCCGTTCCAGTTGTCAGACACCTCGCGTCTGATGAACGAGTACGACAACTTGCGCAACCAAGTAGCTACCGTTGAGCAGCAGCTTGCCGCAGGCCCCGACCTCGATACCCAAACACAACTGACGCAGCAGCGCAGCCAGATCATGGCCCGCATGGCAGAGATGGCTCCGGTCATTGAGGAGCGCGGTGGTGTCACGGACACCGAGAAAGATTTTGCCAAGAAGCTGGCCGCTGCCGAGAAAGAGCGCCTGCGTCTGCTTGAGATTGGTGACTTTGAAGCGGCTGCAAAACAAGCCGAGGTTGTGCGCGATCTGCAGGCCCGTGCCCCACTCTTGCAAGAGCTGACCGCTTTCCGCACGCAGTCTGGCCAAAACCGCAATTTGTTTGCAGAAGCTCCGGCCCCCGCTGAGACAGAGACAGATGCGCAACTCAAGCAGCAAACTCTGGAAGAAGAAAAACAACGGGCGTTGTACGGTCCCGAGTCAAAGAAAGCATCTGCTGAGCAAGCGTTTGGCGAAGCCGCTGTTGGCCCTCGCGGCCAGCTGGAGCCCATCACGCCCCTGCCTGACCTCAAAGCACAGACAGGCATCAAGCCAAAACAGTTGGAGCTGGTGGAGGAGACAAACCAGAAAGTAGCAGCTGCGCAAACTGCGTTGACAGACGCGGCAAAAACCAAAGACACGCAGGCAATCTACGCTGCTGCCGATGCGCTCAACCAAGCGCAGAGCGAAGGCTCCCGTGCGCAGGACGAAGTTGGCCGTGGCATGTTCCGCCCCGTGGTGTTGGATTTGTTCAGCCCTGCCAACATCATGAACACCGCAATTCAAAGCGGCGACACCAAGCTCATCAACGACATCGCTACCCACGCCGATACTACGGCACTGCGTACGGCGCTGGATGAAAAAGCCAGCGAGCGCGATAGGCTGGTGCGTTTGCTCGACACACGCTTGGACTTGGGCGGCGAAGAGAAATCCTCAACAGGCGAAAAACTAAAAAGCGTCAAGCGCGAACGCGCCGACTTGTTCTCCCAACTGTACGATGCCCGGCAGCAAGCGCTATTCAAGAACGGCACATACCCTGACCGTGAACTGCAAGCCCTCTACGACAAAGGCGGTCCAGCCGCCGTTGAGTACGAGCGCGTCATGCAGGACGTTGAAGAGCTGTCCAAGAAGGTCACGACCAAGCAGGGCAACGCCAAGAAGTCGTTATACGAGCAGCTCGTGGACTTGGCTGCTCAGCACGCTGCGTTGATGGCTCAGATGGAAGCAGGCGTTGCTACGCCCAACCTGCGCGAGAAGACTGCTGGACTGCAAGCAAAGCTAGGCAAGGGAGAAGCCCCGGCTGCGCGTCAGATGGACGCCGCAGAAAAGTACCAGCTCCAGCGCAGGATTGATGCAGTCGTCAACAAGTACCGCATGGTTGAAGGCCAAGTGGCCCCTGTCCGTGACCAAATCACGAAGTTGTACAGCAGCTTGTACAAGACCACGCCGCTTGAGAAGGCCAGCACCGTTGCTGAGCGCCGTGTCCGCGAATCTGACGAAGCCGCAAGGGGCCCCAAGGCTAAGACACGTACTGCTTCTACTGCTGCACGTATTGCCAAGGGCGATGTGCGCAAAGAAGCCGAAACCTCCCAGAAGATGCGCGATCTGGCGCGTGACTTGGGTATGGAAGAAGCCGAGTACAAAAAGTTCAGCGACAAACTTACCAAGCGCTATGCTGACTTGAAAGAGAAGTACGGCAAGAACGATCCTGCGGTAAACAAGTTCCAGATCGGCATGGCTGACCAGCTGACCGACAAAGCAATGGAGCTGGGCAAGGCTACGCCCGAGTACAAAGCCACGTTGAAAGAGCAGATCGAGTACGTCAAAGGCGCACTGGCACAGAGCAAGCAGGCTATTCCTACAAAGCGCTCAGGGCAAGTCACGCGCAAGCAGTCGGCAGCGCCGAGTCGTTTGGTCACGTCGTCGCCTGAGAGCCGCGCACAGACAAACATTGAAGACCGCGCAGTGCGCATCAAGCGCGGCTCACTCAAGGACTTCCAAGAAGGCATCGACTCCGAGAAAGAAGGTCGGGATTTCTTGCGCGGTGTTGAGGTTGAGAGTGTTGAACTGGACAGCGTGACGGTCTCATTGCTCAAGCAAAACGATTTGCGCAGCGCACTTACAAGGGTTGGCGTAGACAACAACGTCGACGAGTTCAGCCGCGCTGTGGCTAAATTGCTCAAGACCGTCTTGGATAAAACCGACGTCAAGCTCGTCAACAAGCTGGTTGATGATGCCGGAAAAGAAGTGCTGGGGGCCGCAACCAGCCAGCTCATTGAGCTGAATACAGACGGCGGCTTGTCGGTTGAAACACTGCTGCACGAAGGAACGCACGCTGCGGCTGAACGCATAGTGCAGCTGGCTGAGACCAACCCCGACTTGTTGACCAAAGAGCAGAAGCTCGCCATCAACGAGCTTAAGGCCATTCACGCCCGCGTCAAAGCCGATCCCGGCATCACCAGCAAAAATGCCAAGGGCAGCTTGTCCGAGTTCATTGCCGAAGTGATGTCTAACGCCAATCTGCAAAAGCAGTTGAAGCAGCGCAAGTGGCGCATGTCTGACATGTGGAAAGGCATCAAGTCCGTCATCATGCGGATGTTGGGCTTCAAAGATGTCGAGACAATGTTTGGCGCTTCCGCCGTGGCCATCGAGCAGCTGTTCGTTCCGTCCAGCGTGCGCAACCTCGGCGGCAAAGCCAGCGCCGAAACCAAAGTAACGCGAAACTTGTCCGCCAAGGATGTTGCTGCACTGGATGACGGCAGTAACTCTATGAAGCAGTTTGCCGCACAGTTTGGCGACCTCATCAAGCAGAAAGACCGTACGCCGGAAGACGTGGAGCGGATTGCCACAAAGGCGATGGATGACATGCTGGAAAGCGTCTGGGGGGACGCCGCCGGTTCCGTAGTGGCTATGCCAAACGCAGATTCTTTGGATTACCGCAGCGCTGTCACCATGTCGGATGGCACGCGGTACGACCCCAAAAATCCGTTGCACTACATTGAAGCGGGCCCCGCTACGTTTGTTGCATTGGAGGCCGAAAGCAACCCCAGTTTGCGCAAACGCGAAGCGGATGCTGTTGCTTCCAAACGACGCGAGGACTTCAAGTCGCTGGGCCTGTACTTTCTGCAAAACTACAAAAACTACACGACGGTCGAGACAGCGCTTGTTCTAAAAGCTGCGGCCAAGTACGGCGTAATTTCCGACAAAAACGGCCGCCTCAAGTTGGTGGAGATTGGAAAAGACAACCGTCACAACATTGCCGTTGTCGGTAAAGAAACAGCCGACGCTGTTATCGAGCAGCTGCGTGCAGGTAAAAACCTGAAGCAAGCCTTCTTGGATGGCTTGCAAAAAAATGCAGACGACAACGCAAAAGCAAACGAACGCAAGAGCGGTTGGAAAAAGTTTGACCAATCAAACGAGGAGCAAACCGCCATCGACCTCAGCGCTGGTTGCGCAGGTACGCCTTGGTGCACGGGGGCTAGTGTGGGCACTGCCCGCAGTCAAATTGAGGCGGGCGATTTCTACGTGTACTACAACAAAGGGCGTCCTGAAGTTGCAGTGCGTATGGATGGTCAGGCGAAGATTGGGGAGATTCGCGGTAACAACCCGAACCAAGCACTCAACGACGAGCAGCAGCAAGTTGCTGCAAACTTTTTGCGGGCGCAGAGTTTTGACAACACAGACAAATACTTGTCTGAATTTGAACGCCGCGAAGCTCTGATTAAGTTGGCCAAAGGCGAGAAGCAGTTGGATACTTCGGACTTGTTTGGTGCTGATCGAATCGTAAAAAAAGACGGCACCGTTGACAAGTACGGCGTTGAGAAACTGCTTTCATTCCGAACAATTGATGGTTACGGCAATCGCCCTAAACCAGAAGACGCTGTGGCCGAATACTTTGGCAAGCAGTACTTGGATGCGGCGAAGAAAGCATACGCAAACAACGAGTTTGTGTTTTCGGAAGTTGACATTGACGCGCAGTCCAACAAAGACCCGATCACTGCGGAGTTTGCCGGTAAGACATACACGGCCATGGCAGCCAACCTGCGGGCTGCAAAAGGTATTTCCGTCAGCATCACTTCCTACGGAGCCGCAACACCAGCACCAGTGGTGTTGCCAAAACTTTTGCGGCTTGAGAACATCAGCTTCTTCCGTGGGGAGGTGCAACTGCCTGCCCTGAAGTCGGTAGACGAAGTGACGTTTTTCCGCAGCGCGTTTGCTTCCAATAATCTTGCAAAAATTACCACAGCCGCAGACACACGTGTTGGTGAGGTTAAGGGGTACGGCGAAACACCGAGTGGTGTTATTGAAGGCCCGCAAACAATTGATCTGGTAACCTTGGCACGCGGTGAAACGGCGTTGACCCTTGACTTGCCTGATACCAAGTACGTGGCTGTTTCGGAAGACACAAATAGCATTGCGCGTAACTACGCACGAGAGATTGAGCGCACGTTTGACCAGCGTTTGGACGACGCAAAAGTTACGAGCAGCGACGTTCGTTTGATTGGGCGAGGAGAAGCGTCAGAAACACTTGTTGCAAAAGTGAACGAACTGCTTGAACAGCCGTACCGGGAAATTACCAAAGAAATTCGCAAGGCTTTTGGTGACGCCGCTTATTTTGAGGCTATGCAAGACAGCTTGGCCAACGAAGAGTTTGAGAAGAGCAACTACCCCGGAGCAATTCGTTATGTAGTGCAAGATGTTCTTAAACAGCAGGGATACACACGCGAAGCCTTTGACAAAATGGCTGACATTGCCAAGCAGGTTACTGGCGCGGACATTACCTACCCAGAAGGGCAGTTGATTGCGCCCAAACGCGTGGGCGACCCACCGTACGGTGCTGAGTTTACTGAGGCCCCTGAAGAGCGCCGCTTTGCGCCCAAAGATGTGGGCGTGCAAGAAGACAAGAACGGCGTGTTCTCGTTTGCTCGCAAGCAGGTCAACTCATCGTCGGTGGTTGCTCGTGAGCCGGGCGTTGTGGACACCATACTGGGCAACATGCTCGGCCTTGCAGGCCGTGTGCAGTTCATCGACCAGTACGCAGCTTTGGAAGCCGCTACTAAGAAGGGCTTGAGCGCGGGCGTCATCAGCAGCTTGGAGGCTACCAACGCCAACTACCTGCTACGGTTTGGCCAGCAGCGTAGCCAGTTCTCCGGGCAGTTCCTGACCAACGGTCCGGTCAAGGCGGAGATCACACGCAAGAACGGCGGCACTGAGACGCTGTACCGCAGCACCAAGGGCACGTCCATGGTGGACGTTGCGCAGGCACTCAACAAAGCCAAGCTGTCCAGCGACGTGGAGCAGGAGAACATGTTCACGTTGTACGTGGCAGGCAAGCGTGCGCAGCAGGTTGGGTGGGACAAGCTTAACTTTTCCAGCCCTACGCAAGCTAAGGCTGAGTACGACGCCGTCATTGCACGCCTGAACAACAGCCCTGAAGCCAAGAAAGCGTTTGAAGAAGCCGCCAAGCTGTACCAAGAGTACAACGCAGGCTTGCTGGACTTCCTTGCGCAGACAGGCGCGTTGTCGGACAAGAAGGTGGCCGAGCTTAAAGCAATCAGCTACGTGCCGTTCTACCGTGTGAACAACAACGGGGAAGTGCAGTTGATGGTGGACAAAGAGCGCCCAGTTCGGATTGCCAACATCAAGGACCAGCCGCAGCTCAAGGAGCTGGTTGGCGGCAACACCGCCATCTTGCCAATCTTTACCAGCGCAGCGCAGAACACGTTCATGCTGACTGGCATGGGCCTGCGTAACCAAGCGGTGAAAGAGACGTCCTTCATGCTGCAAAAGCTGGGTATTGCCAGCCGTGTAGCCTCGGGCAACGGCCCGACAGGGGCCAACGTGGTGCGCTTCTTCAAGAAGGGTGAGCCGTACTACGCACTGATTGACACCGACGCTTACGGCATCCCGGCCGATTTGATTGTGCGCGGCATGGAGGGTATCAAAACAACGATGCCCGCCATCATCAAGCTGCTGGGCATGCCCGCCAACATCTTGCGCTCGTTTGTTGTGCGTAACCCTGCCTACGCTGTGCGTCAGATTATCCGCGATCCGCTCAACGCATGGATGACTACCGGCACTGACGCTGTGCCCGTGCTCTCGTCCATGAAAGAGCTGGCCAGTATGGTCGCGGGGCGCAGTGAAGCCGAGCGCAAGCTCATGGAGACAGGCGCGATCAGCAGCAACGTCTACAGCGGTGACGATCAGGACATGGCCAAGTTCCTCAAAGACATGTCGGCAGGCAAGTCTGGTTGGGACAAAGCCACCGCGATGCTGGACACGTTTGCGCTGCAGGGCGATGCCGCTACACGCGCTGTGATCTACAAGGACTCGCTGGCCAAAGGTATGTCTGAGCAAGAAGCACTGCTGCGCACACTGGAGTCGATGAACTTTAGCCGCCGTGGCGTGTCTCCAAGTATGCAGGCGTTGTCTACCCTCATCCCGTTTTTCAACGCACAGGTGCAGGGTCTGGACGTGATTTACCGGGCCATGAAAGGCGACATGCCTTACAGCCAGCAGCTCGACATCCGGGGCAAGATGGTGCGCCGTGGTCTGATGCTGGCCGCAGGCACGATTGCCTACGCCGCCATGATGGAGGACGACGAAGCCTACAAACGCGCCAAGCCTGAAGAGCGGCTTGCCAACTGGTTTGTTTACGTGCCCGGTGTTGACGAGCCTGTGCGTGTGCCAATCCCGTTTGAAATGGGTTTCTTGTTCAAGGCGTTGCCTGAAGCTGTGTACGCTATGGCCATGCAAGACGGCAAAACGGACGCTGCACTGAGCGGGTTGTCCAAGCTGGCCCTGCAGACTGTTCCGTTGAGCTTGCCGCAAGCGGTTAAACCGTTGACAGAAGCTGTGCTGGGCAAATCGTTCTACAGCGGCGACATCGAGTCCACACGCGAGAAAGACGTGCTGGCAACGCAGCGTTACCGCGACAACTCCACAGAGCTGGCCAAAACAATTGGTGCTGTGACAGGCAACGTGGGGCTCAGCCCCATCACGATTGACTACCTGATTCGCGGGTACACGGGCGGTCTGGGGATTGCGCTTGTGCAGCTGGCCAACCCGATACTGGCTCCGGGCGACAAAGCCGAGGTTGCGCAGCCTACGACCAAGATCAGCAAGACGCCATTCATTGGCGGTTTGTTCCAGCCCGTTGAGGGCCGGGGCACGCTGGACGAAGCCTACGACCGCATGAAAGAGATTCAGCAGGTCAAGGGCACGTTCAACGACATGGTCGATAAAGGCAAACGCGCTGAAGCCATGGCGTTTGCGCAAGAGTACTCGGAGAAACTGGCCGCAGCATCCGTCTCTGGCAGTGTGCAAAAACGTCTGGGGGAGCTGGCCAAGCTGGAGCGCCAGATCAAGAGCAGCCCGAACCTGAGCACCGAGCAGAAAGACTTGCGTCTGGCACAGCTGGACAAGCTCAAGACAGCTACGGCTCGGCAGTTTCTTGCAACAACCGCTCAGCGATAGAACCAAACCCCGCTCAGTCCCTTGTGGACGGCGGGGTAGGCTTTAGCGTCGAAGATGCGGCAGCGCAGCGCTTCACTTAGGCCTGCTTTGCGTACTGCTTCAGAGTCGAGGCAGGGGACGAAAAACCCCTGCCCTCGCTCAACTCGTGACCACGGGAATGCTCTGGAGTATCGAGTCATCAAGTGTGCTCATGTTCGCGCTCAGGCGCAGTGTCGCCACGCGCATCGGCGGTCCGTCTGTCCTAGCCATCATGTCCTTCTTGGGGACCTGATGCACGATAAACGACTGCGCAATCTCTTGCTTGAACGTGGCGTAGCTGAAGCTCATGTTGGAGCAGAACGCACGCAGCAGGCGCTCTTCGATGTAGTAGTCGATGTAGCCCGGATTGACGCCATGCTCCACCCGGCCCATGACTTCTTGGCGTGTCGTGGTCTTGCCAACCGTAGTGCCATCTCCGAACATGGCGGCAGGGCTGGCCTTCTCGCCGTACTTGACGATGACGAACTTGCCTTGGAACTCTTGGGTATAGGCGTTGAGAACGTCCTCTGCTGTGCGCTTGCCGCCCCGGATGGCCTGACGCTGGTGGTCGATCTGGCGGCGATACGACTCGATGATCTCCTGCAAGGGGATGTTGACGAGGCCTGTGTGCTTGTCGCTGAAAAGCAAACCTGCGGCAATGATCGTGCCCACGCCAGCCATCCAGTAACGCTCGTCGTTGGGAGCCTTGTACTCGGCGTACATACGGCGTGTGCACTCAGGAACCAGCTCACGCAGCATGCTGACGTTGTCCACCATGTACTGCACCAAGACCTCACCTGCAACGCCGAAGTTGTTAGGCAACGACTTGATGATCTCAATCTCCTCTTGCGACCACTCCAGCTTCACGTCCATGTTGAACTCGATCATGCGGCGCAGCTCACCCTCGGAGGAGTGCTTGCGCTCACCTGTCATGTAGTCAACGGCAGGGCGGTTGGATGACATCAGCGCCAGAGTAGCCCATGTGGACAGGTTCAGGCGTTCTTTGTTGGTGCCCGACTCCATACGTTCTTTGCCGCGCCCTTCGCTCATACTGAACAAGAAGGCAGGGAACCACTCGAAGTCCTTGCGGTTGTTGGTTGTGATCTCGTCCGTAATCAGCGGCAAGCTGCGCAGGTGGCCAAGGCGTTGCTGCATGGCAACAGGCGATGTGCCCGCGCCTGTGCGGTAGTGGATGGGGTGGCCCCAGATGGATGCGGCTGCATCCAACGACAACGACTTGCCAGTGCCCGACTCAGTGGACGCTACGTGCACGGTCATGCCGAGCAAGCCCGTGAACTTCATCAAGGGGGCGGCAGCACCGGCCAGCACCACGGCCAGCTGATCCCACATCTTGCGCCGCACCATCATGTTGATGACCTTGCGCCACTCGTCCAAGGAGCCAGTGGGTTTGGTGCTGTTCACAATGTTTTGCAGCTCTGTCATTGGCACCATGACGGGCGGTTTGTTTGCGCTGTACACGCGGCTTGCAAACACAAATGTGCCATCGTCTTGCCAGCCGTAGCTTGGCGGCATGTTGACGGGGGACTTCTCCACGCTCAGCTTCTCAACGCTGGCGCGGACGTAGTCGTAGAAGTTCTTGTCGTTGCCGGAACCGAACGCAGCCATGACGTTCTGGTTGGCCAAATGCTTGATCGTCTCGTCTTTGCTGGCCAGACATTTCTGTGGGACCAGCACGTTGTGCAGCTGCTTGTTCTTGATGACGCAAAAATGCACCTCATGGCTGCCGTTGTTGTTCAGCACGTCCACAGGGAAGATTGTGTTGGAGCACAGCAGCAGTTGCTTGGTCACCTTGTGGCCGTCAGCGTCCTCCTCGGAGCGCTCCAGAAATACACCACCCCTTGCGCCAAAGGCATAGCCCCGTGGCGGCTCAGGCTGGGCGATCAGCACAGTGTCGGCCTCAGTATCGGCATCGACCGCTGCACTGCTTTCAACCTCGACCATAGTCTCGTCTGTGGTCAGCGCCATCTCGCGGCCCCACAGCAGCGGGTTTGTAATCTTGCCCCAGTGGGAGCAGCCACGGCACACGCCGGGGTTCATGTCGTCCATGGCAGCGCAGGAGTACGGGCCTTTGATCTCGGCCAGCTTCTGGTGCATGCGCTCGTGGGGGTATGGGTGCAGGTCACTCAACCACGTAGCGGCCTTCTCGCCGTCTGCGCAGACCTTGGCCCAACTGAGCATCCCACGCCAGATCGGCTCCATGCCGTCGTCCGATGCGTTCTCCACATAGTTCTGGAGCTGGGCGCAGCCTGTGCCGCTTTTGGTTTTGACCAGAATTTTTTTGAACAACGTCACGCTGTTTTGCGAAAGCGCAGTCAACATGGCCGGTGCACTGACACCCGTTGGCCTCTGCCCCGGCAGCGCCAGCGTTGAGCTGGCGGGCTTCTTCACAAACTCAGGGCCGAACCCCTCGGCCGTCATGATGGCCTCGATGTCGTCCACGGCAAAGCGATTGCCTTCGGAGATGCTGCGCACGCGAGTAGCTGCGCGTACAGCTTTGCCGTTCTTGATCCCGGTGTTGGTGGTGTCAGGCACACGCAAGACTCTGGAAGCATCGCCTGTGACAGCAGTGTCGATGGCCAGCCCGTGCTTGAGGCACAGCTCTTTGAAGCGCTTGGCAAAGGCGTACCAGTCGTCCTTGAACAGCATCTCGTCCAGCGGCCAGTAGGCGTGTATGCCCCCGCCAGAGTGAACCAGCCACGGGTCGCCCAGCGCAGCCAGCCCTGTGTCTTCGCAAAACTTCTGCAACGCCTGCGCCGCAGCTTTGGCGCTCGGGTATGACTTGGCCTTGATGACCAGCTCCCCGTCCTTGTCCGGCACCGGGATGTCTTTGGGGTGATTGCAGTCAAGGTCCACGGCCAGCACTTGGCTGGCGTGCATGTTCTCTTTGGTGCGGTCCTTGTCCGTGCCGAACGTGCCCAGCGCAAAGTATGTGTCGTATCCAGCCTGCGCCCACTTCTCAACGGTGGGCATGAGTTCCTCAAGGGTTTGTCCGAAGACGTGTTGTTTCTTCTTTGAAAGTTCTACCGCGCAGTAATAGCCATTACCCGGAGACGGCAAAACCGCCGCCATCAAATCAAGCGGAGTCATGGAGGTCCTTCGGGAATTGTTTACTTGAGGTCGTCTTCGGTGGCGTCCAGCAGCTTGGCGAAGCGCTTGTACAGCTCTTTCACGACTTCAGCAGGCACGGTGTAGTTGGCCATGTAGATGTGGCGCAGCAGTTCTTCGTCGGTCAGGGCTTGAGGTTGTACTCGTGACATATTCTTCTCCATGCCTCGTCAGCGTTCTGCGAGGACTGCATGATTGTTAAAAGGGTTTCCACGCGGTGGCGGTACGCGACAAAGACTTCTGATCCGTTGAACCAGTTGTAGACGGTCTGCCGTGTGACGCCGAGGGCGTAGGCGATTTTGGTGACAGGGAAATCCAAGTGGATAGCCCAACGCCCAAGCTGGTTGCCCAGAGACTTGGGAGTCTTCATCACGTCGTCAATGATTTTTTGTGAGTAGGCCATGGTAGTAGGGGCCGAAGCCCCTTGTGTTTAGGTCTTGGCGGGGAACAGTTGCGCCAGCACGGACTCGTACTGAGTCTTGCGGCGCTCAAGCAGGGCTACCTTGTCCAGCTTGTCCAGCAGGCTCGGGAAGTTGATGTCTTCCTTCGCGCATTGCTCTTGAATGTCGGCTTCCAAACGAATCAACTCGTCGTCCAGCTTGGCCATTTCCAGCTCGGCTTGGCTGCGAACCTTGCGTGCGCGAATGGGTGCCAGTGCTTCTGACAGCTTCTCCTTGGACATGGCGATGATTTCTGCGAATGGTTTGAGTTTCATGTTGCTTCTCCTGTGAGTAAAAGTTTGTTGTCAGCTTTGCTGAGAAAACTCAGCGGGTCTTTGGGGTCCTGCTTTGGCGCATCCCCCGGCAGTAGTTGCGGCGTCTGTGCCGTGTTGTAGAGCTTGTTGTAGTACGGGTCTTGCTGCATCCGGCGGTACTCTTCTTCTTGTCGGCGCTGGTACATCTCGCGCTCATACGCTTCGCGTGGCGTCATACCGTACATATCGCGGTTGAAGTCGTAAAACACACTCCCGCCTTGTATTGCTCCGATTGCCATGTGCTTCTCCTTGCAGGTGGGGGTACTCGCTGCGTCTGTCAGTGGCAGGAACGCCACCCGTGCCAGCATCCGCTTTCCCCCCGATGCGATTACTCGTCGTCCCAGTCGGACACGATGTCAGCCAGCTTGGACTTCTTGGCGGGCACGGCACCACCTTTGGCGGTCTCCTTGCGCACTTCGGGTTCGTCCGTTTCAGCTTCTGGCTCAGCCTTGACCTTGGCCTTGGCGGCTTTCGGTGCGGGTGCTGGAGCCTCGTCTTCTTCCTCCACCACAGGCGCTGGCTTAGCAACGGGCTTGGGCGCAGCACCGCCGATGTTCATTGGGGCAGCTTTCACGCCGTCGGCTTGCGCCACGGTCAGGGTCACAGCCTTCTTGGCATCGTCAGAGTCGCCTTGGGTCACAGCGATCGGGTACTCGTCATCTGTCAACCAGCGCGTTGGCGCGAAGAACAGCTTGGGAGACTCGGCCTTGGTGTCGAACTTCATGCGCGTGACGATCTGCTCGGGGTTAACCGGAGGTGTCTGCGCTGCCAAGAAGCGGGCGTAGGCTTGCAGGGGACGCTTGTCGCCTTCTTCCTTGCCGAAGATGCTGGTCGCTGGGAGTGTCAGTTGCAGCACATCGCCTTCAGGGTTGTTGGCCAGCACAACAGCAAGGCGCTGTTGGAAGCGGCAGGCACGGCTGTTGCCGTTACCGGAACCGGCTTCGTTCTGTGGGCAACCCATGCAGGTCTTGCTCTGGGGAGCAGCGATGCTGGCGTCAGGCTTCTCGCCGTCATTGCTCCAGCAGTCAGGGCGCACAATCGCATCGGCGTTGTAAGCACCGGCGTAGAAGATGCGGCTGACCTTGGGGGCAGCGCGAACGATGATGACGTCAAGGTGACGGTCTTCGATACTGGTGATCTCCTTGCCGCCTGCCACCAGACGGAACACGCCGCCTTTGATGGAGATGCGCTTGGTGGACAGACCAGCACCGCCGCCCGTCAGGGCCTTGGCTGTGTCAGACAACTCGTTGTTACGAGCAAATGCGGGGACGTTGGACGAATTGAAAAGCGTAATGTTGCTCATGATTGCGTTACTTTCTTGCTTTGGTTACACGAATGTCGAACTCAGTGACTGAGTTCAGCCCCGGCGGCAGAACACCGGGGTTCTCTTCCAGAAACTGCGCCATGTTGGTTTGGGCGATGCGCTTCTCCAACAGGTCTACGACTTGATGCTCAAGCACGAATGCTTTGAACGAGTCCCAGTCCTGTGTGTTGTAGCGCGTCTTCTTCATCAACGACACGGTTCCCGTGGAGGTCTGGACCGATGTCAGGCCGAGGGCCTTCATCTGGTCTTTGATGGCGAGGCGCACTTGCGTGCGGGTCTCGTCCAGCTCAGCGAGCTGGCGGTCAAGGCCTTCCATCTTGGCCTTGATCTTTGTGTGGATGGCGACCAGCTTGTCGAGCGGAATTGCTTCGACTTCCGGTGCTTCTTCGATGTCTTCGGTCATTGCTTTCTCCTAATGTTTTTGTCAAGCGTTGGACAGTTTACATGGGTTTTTTCTTTGCGCAACCCCCTTTCAAGAATTTATTTCCAGTGTGAACATCTCGGTCAGAAGTAAGCTGTCACTAACTTTCGCTCCGAGGGCTTTAAACATCTTGGCCTCCACCGGGGAGCTTTGGATGTGGAAGACTGTCACCTTGTCGGAGTCCTGCCCCTTGCGGTCGGCACGGGCAATACACTGGATGTACTGCTCCACGCTCATCAAGGGGCCGTAGAACACCACGGTGTCAGCGGCAGTCAACGTAATGCCGTGCGCTGTGGCCGCAGGCTGCATGACCAGCACCCTTGGGTCGGGGTCGGTCTGGAAGCGGTGGATGATGTCGCCGCGCTTGCTTGCTGACACGCCGCCGTGGATGCACTCGTTGGTGATGCCCTTGGCTGTCAGGTATCGCTGGATGGTCTCGATGCTGGCGCGGAACAACGCAAAGACGATGACCTTGCGCGATGTCTCCTCCAGAATTTCTTCCAGCACGCCAAGCCGTGGGCCAGCGTCGAACTCCACCACCTCTTTGGTGTCGGTCAGTGCAGCGCCCGCCGAGACTTGAAGCAGCTTGCTCAGCATAGCAGCGGCGTTGACCGCTGTGATGACCTCTCCCGCAGCTTGCACCAGCATCTGGTCCTTGAGCATGCTGTAGTACTTGGCCTGCTGCGGAGTCAGCGGAACCTCGCGGGTAAGCGTCATCACTGGCGGCAAGTCAAGGCACTGGTCTTTGGAGTAGCGGATCGCTGGCTGCAGCGCATTGAACACACGGTCACGCGCATCAGGCTTGGGTGCCCACTTGTACAGCGTGATCTTGTTCATCACCGAGTCGCGCCATCCTGTGAAGAACATCGGCACGTTGTCAGGGTTGACCAGCTTGGCCAGCCCGTACGCATCAGAAGGCGACTGCGATGCAGGTGTGCCCGTCATCATCCACAGGTGTGTCTTCGGCCCGATGATGGACTTGAGTGTCTTCCAGCGTTTGGTGGTCACTGTCTTGTAGGCGTTGGCCTCATCGACAATCACCAGATCAAAGCGGCCGTCGTTGATGATCTCATCTGCAATCAGGTTCAGCCCGTCGTAGTTGCAGATCACGAACTCGTAGTCCTGCTGAATCATCTCGATGCGGCGCGATGCTTTGTTGTGATGCGCCACGATGGCCGAGCGGTGGATGATGCTGTTGTTCAGATCACTGAGCCACGCTGAGTGCATGATCGACAGTGGGCACAGTATCAACACACGCCGCACGAAGCCCAGCTTCATCAGGTAGTCAGCCGCCCACAGCGATGCAAGCGTCTTGCCTGTGCCGGGATCGTTGAAGCAGAACGCAAG